ATATAAAATATGGCTGAAATTGTTAACATACAGGGTTTAGATGCAGTAACATTTGAACTCCAAACTTATACTTTAGATGATATTAATCTTATCCCTACAACAGATGCGTTTGGGAGTTTTGATACGACTACTGATCATATAGAATATTTCATATATGATTTAAATAATAATATACTATTTTCAAATATTACTGGATACCCACAATTTAGTTTATTAGATAATAATCTTGTTATAGATCCTGAGAATGATTTAAAAAATCAAAATTATACTGAAGGAAACTATAATACATTATATAATTTTTTAAGAAATAGAGCCGGTTCAAGCCCTCTTAATCGTTATTATATAGATCAAATTAGTTCAGATAGAACTGAACTTAGACTTAATACAACTGCTATTTCTAATGGTGAAGTAATAGCAAGTGTAAGTGATTTTATAACTTATAGAAATTCTAGTGGTACATTTGTAGATTTTTATCTTGATTTTGGTAATAATAATCTTATTATTGCTAACAATATTTTATTAGACATTACTACTAATCCAGACGATCCAACAGTATTAATTAAGTTATATGAACCTTTACCTAATAATTTTAACGTTCAAGCACAATGTTGGATAGTAGAATCTATAGCTGAATCGGTTGCTTATAATATTAATATTATTCAAACATTTGATGAATTAGATCAAAATATTTATCTTAGAGGTCCTAACACTAATATAGCTGTAAAAGATCAAATTAATAATTCTACCCCATATGTTACGTATAATAGTTTAACTTCAAATACATCTATTGCAGGAACAGGTAGTTTACAATATCAGATCAATAGTCTACTAGCAGAAAAAGGTTTAGAAATAAATATAGACTACTCAGATTACTCTGAATTTGTCTTTTTTTCCTCGGCTAAAACACGGTTAGAAAATTTTTATTACAAATTATCTTTAATTGACCAATACCAATCAAATGCTAATTTAATTACAAGTACAACAAACCCTTTTATATCAGCTAGCAGCAATATTTGGACAAATAAAATAGATGAAATTATAACAGGATTTGACGGATATGAATATTATCTATATTATGAATCAGGAAGTACAGCATGGCCTAAAACTAACTCTACATACCCATATATAAATTCATCCCCCAACTCAGTTAACGGTTTAGCATTTTTATCATCACAAACAGTAATTGCTGAAGATTTTGATTCACAAAATAATAATCGTTTAATAAATGCTATACCATCATATTTAACAGATGATTCAACTAATGATCAATATATGTTATTTGTTGATATGATTGGTCAAAACTTTGATAGTGTTTGGGTATATATAAAAGATGTAACAAATAAATATAATGCTGACAATCGTGTTGATTATGGTGTATCTAAAGATTTAGTAGCAGATGTTTTAAGAGATTTAGGAATTAAAATATATCAAAACAACTTCTCAACAGACGACTTATATTCAGCTTTATTAGGTATAACACCTTCAGGTAGCTTATATAATTTACCTTTCACAACAGGATCATTACCTGTTCCAACAGGTTCTTTCTTAGATTATATTAGTACTTATGTTACAGCCTCAAGTACAGGTTCATTGGATCCTACATTTGACATTAATGCTGAAACTTATAAACGTATATATCATAATTTACCTTATATTTTAAAGAAAAAAGGTACACCTGAAGGTTTACGTGCTTTAATAACATCATATGGTATACCTGATACCATTTTACGTATAAATGAGTTTGGAGGAAAAAATAAAGATTCGAACACTTGGGATTACTGGCAAAACGAATATAATTATGCATATAGTGGTGAAGGAGGAAATTTTGGGTCTGATAATAATAGTCGGATATTTGTTCCATGGTGGGATTTAAATGATAGCTTCACACCTAATCCTAATTTAGGTTTAGTTAGGAATGTTCCAAGAACTATGCTTTTTAGATTTAAATCTAATGGATTAGATGCAGATAACTTTTATGTTGCAACAAGTCAATCTGTTGTAACTAAGGATGACATAAGTAGTTTTAATATATCATTAAGATATACTGGTTCAGGATATACTAGTGGTTCATATAATGGCTCAATTCCTGATCCTTATAATCAATGGTGTAATTTAACATTAGATATTTTTGGGGAATCATGTAGTGTACATTTACCATTTTTTGATAAAGGGTGGTGGTCAATAATGTATACTCAAGAATTTAGTGGAAATGATTTTAACAATACTACACATTCAATATATGCCGCCAATAATATATATGATGGATATAATGGGAATAAAATAGGATATATATCTTCTTCTAGTATTATATCTCCATTTTATCAACAGGTTACTTATCCCCTTGGTACATATGACATTAACGGTAAAGGACCACTAACTCAATCTTCTATGGTTTTTGGTGGAGTAGTAAGTCCTATTCCTTCCATTGCAGCAGCAGGAAATGGAATATCATATTATCCATTTACTGGATCTTTTCAAGAAATAAGATACTATACACAGGTTTTAAATCTAAATTCTTTTAAAGACTTTACAATGAACCCAAATTCTGTTGAAGGGAATCAAATAGATGGTGCTCAACAATCAAAAAATATATTAGCACTTAGATTACCATTAGGTGGAGAATTATATAATGATATTAAATATGTAAACAAAATAACTTTAAATGACCCATTTATACCATTTACAGCATCAGTATCAATGCACCCAGCATCAACTGGTTCTGTAATAACTTCCTCATTTAGTTCAAGTTTAACAGACTTCAATGATTCATCATCTGGTTTTTTTAGGGGTATAATTAATATGGTACCTAATTATGAAACACATTATTATGATCAAGTACCCGCAGGTATACAAAACGCTGTATCTGAAAAAATCCAAAATAAAAATATAGTATTACCATACTCGGGAAGTGATAGTAACATACCTGATAATAAAGTTTTATCACCATTCATATCAGTTCAACAACAACCATCAATAAGTAGTTCTTATACTAACAATGTTGATTATGTTGAAGTAGCATTCTCACCTCAAAACGAAATAAACGACGATATCAACGATACATTTGGATATTTCAATATGGGTGATTATATTGGTGATCCACGTTATATACCGTCTAGAAATACTAGTTATACCGCATTAGATACACTACGTAACATATATTTTGAAAAATATAAGTCAAATTATAACATTTGGGATTATGTAAGACTTATCAAATTCTTTGATAACTCTTTATTCAAGATGCTTCAAGATTTTGTACCTGCACACACCTCTTTAGCATCAGGTGTTGTAATTAAACAACATTTATTAGAACGTAATCGTTACCCAACCCCACAAATGGATTTATATACAACTCAATCTGTTTATGGTAGTGGAAGTGCTCCAACATGGAATAGTCCTAATGTATTTGAAGACATAACAATAACAGGTTCAATACGAGGTATACCAGGAATATTGGATGGTCAAAGAATTTACACATCATCTACAGATTACGAATCATTCCCTATTGAACAAGTAACAGGTAGTTCTGGTGGAGTTATGCCTCAATTTAATGGAACGGCATCTACTAACTTATATGTTAATATTACTCAAAGTTGGAGTGGTACTACACCTAGTTTACTTGGTAATGTAGCATTTACTCAATCAAATCAAAATGAATTCTTTAATGGTGAATTTAGTGGTTCAGCAATCGTAGCACAAAATGGTAATTTAACAGATCCGGATTGTGAAATATATTTAAGAGCTAATACAGTAGAAACTAAATATAAACCTATTTTTTATAAATCAACTCAACTTTCAGGTTCTGATAATTCTCTTGATTTATTTTTAAACCCAAACACATCACCTAATCCAGGTGAGATATATTTATATTGGGATTTAGGAAGTTACAATTCACAAGTTTATCTTACACAAAATTATAATAATAATACCCAACAAAATAATAGTTCAATCTAAACAACAAATATGCCTAATACACCAGTATTTACAAGCGGAGTAAAATATATTAAAATTGCTAAACAAGATAGCGGTAGTATAGATAATTCAATTGAATTGCAAGATCTAACTGATATTAGAATTAAGTTTTCTGATATAAATAATCCGGTACAATATAATGTAGCTTCAATAACAGAATATTCAACATATTATCTTTATAGCGTATTTCCATTAAATGTAACTTCATCCGCTGATCAAGAAATAAAAGACTATTTAGTATCTGCTAGTTCAATTGTTTTAACCCCAACATTTGGCCCATTCGATGGAATAATAAATAATTATAGTGTAAATTATAACGCGTTATTTTATTTTAAATCTACCACAGGGTTATATACATTAGGAAATACTCCAAACGTTGTACTCAATATCACAAATTCAGTAAGTGTTAATAGCGCTAATGGAATTACATTAAATTGGTGTAAAATAGCAGATGGGTATGATTATCTAAATCAACCACCTCAGGGGTCTGATTTAGAAGTAATATTTTCTAAATCTTTTCCACCAGGAACAATTAATGATTCTATTACTGGTTCATTTACTCCTGTAGAAGGAAGTCGTTATGGAATGTTCTATTCCCTCTATCTTACTTATCCTACAAATTTCACCTCCAGTTTAAAAATAGACGCTAATGTTCAAATACAAGTTTCAAACTACGATATAGTTGTACTTGAACCATATGCTGGTTACAATTTCTATAATAGTGATTGTAATGTTATTCAAAATAATGTTGATGTAAGTAATATTAGTGAACTATTTATGGACGTTGATTTTAATGGTGGTCAAATAGTAGCCCAAAACCAAGCAGCTATATTAAGTGGTAATGCATCTCGTGCTCAAGTACAACCATGGAACTATTCATACCGTTCTCACATAAGTGGGAGATATGTTGGTAAACAACAAAATGCTATAACTTTAAACACATATACTGGCCCAACTAGTTATATTAGCGGTTCATCTTCAGTGTATGGTTATACAGGATCTTGGCCTGGAGACTCAGCATCTCCTGGGGTAATTGTTCCTGGAAATATTGTGATACAATGGTTAGATAGCTGTATATATGAAATGAATTGGGGTGGTCCTGGATATCCTGAAAACGTTAATGGTGGTGGATTAAGTATGGGTAATATTTATTTAGTAGGTGAAACTAGAGATGATGTTGCTATTATTCCACCAGGAACTGACATATATTATGATATTTTAGAAAAAACATTTCCATCTGGTTCACCAGCATTCCAATATCAATATGTTAATTCTCCATCATTACCTACTCAACTTAATATAACATATCCGTCATTATTATTACCTAGTGCGACTTATTACTTTAGTTCTGTATCAGTCCCAGTTCCTTATGCAGGATTATACGGAACTTTTATTCCCAATATTTCCAACGCATTCCCATTACTTATTTTAGCTAATGTTACTACAACATCAGGAATATGGCAATCATATATAACCCCGGATGGAAATTTAGCTCAATCAATCCAATATACTGGAACAATTGAAACAACTTTAAATACTATATCCGCTAGTTTATCTCAAGGAGAAAAATGGTTTCTTAGTTTATATAGTGGTAGTGGAAACTATGGTAATCCAATTACTGGGTTACCAACTGTAGTTAGTGGAAATATAAATTTATCACAATATGGTTATCCATTTGAAATTAACGCTATAGCACCTAACTTTGGTAGTGTTGGAATAATAGCTTTAAAAACAGGTTCAGGAGTATATGATGTTGCTTCTTTTTTTAATTTAGGAAGTAGTGTGGGTATACCTGTAGGATGGTCAGCAAGTGTAGCTACTACTGGTTTTTTAATTACTAAAGCTCAATACCCAACAAATGGTTTAACTATATTTGGCCCTCCTAACTCAAATTTTGCAGGTGCAGGACAGGGTTATATATTATCACAATACCCTAAAAAGGTAATAACTGAAAATTTAGATTATATTCTTAAAACATATGGTAATAAACCTTAACTTTAACATATTTATAACAAATAAACAATTAAAATGGGATATTTAAATAACACTATTGTAACAGTAGATGCTATATTAACAACTAAGGGTCGTCAACTTATGGCTCAAAATGACGGAACGTTTCGTATAACACAATTTGCATTAGCAGATGACGAAATCGATTATACATTATACAATCCAAACCATCCTTCAGGTTCTGCATACTATGGAGAAGCTATAGATAACATGCCTTTACTTGAGGCTTTTCCTCAAGAAAATCAAACGATGAAATATAAATTAGTTACATTACCTCGTGGTACAGCTAAATTACCTATATTAGATTTAGGTTATACAGCTATTGTAATTAAACAAGGTGCTTCATTAGCTATTACTCCTCAAACATTAAATTATTTAGGTGGTAATACATTTGAAACAAGTGGATATACAGCTACAATAGGTGATGTTAGAACAATGCAAACATTTGAAGGTGTTGGTATTAACACCCCTGCTGCTACTACTTTAAATACAACTACAACATTAGGTACAAGTGTATCTAAAACAGTAGTTGGTACTACTATAAACTTACGTGCAACTACAGTAAACACGTTGTTTGGCAATAATGCTGCGTTGTATACTACATTAACTGTAGTTGGTAGAGATAGTGGTGCTAGATTATCTATCCCGGTAACTGTAACAAAAGTCTAATAAAAAATATTATAAAAATAAAAATATATAAACATGGCATTTAGTCCTTTAGCCCCTGAAGATTTTGTAGTGAGTTCTGATGCTATATCAGCAACCTTATGGTCAAATGGGAGTCCAACATTAACTACATTTTTTACCTCATCCACTCAAGAAGCTGGTTCGTCAGGTAATTTTTACTTAAACTTATATCAAACTGCATCTACTGATGCTGCCGCGTCTATTCAATTTGCTATAGCTTATGGTAATGCAGATGGTAGTGGTAGTGTTAATTATAATAGTGCGGTTAACGGTAAATCTCCTACAGGTACTATTTTTGGACAGTGGCAAGATTTAGTTATTGGTGATGAAAATACAAATTTTACATTTGGAACAATAACATCATCTCAATTTTATGCTTTAACATTTGATAGAACACGATATAAAGAAGCTTTATTTTTAGGTTCATTATCTTTAACCTTATCAGGTAGTTCTGGTTCAATAACTTTAACAGATAATAGTAATTATGTTACCGCAGTTCAATACACTGAAGCTGGTAGAGTATTCCAACTTATAACTGGTTCTCAAGGTACTAAAGCAAGTATTGGCCCTCGCAATACAGCGGATGGATACTCAGCAAGATCTGGTTCATATGGTTGGTTATTACCTGATATTGGTTCTATTATCTTAAATCCTTTAGCATTAGCAGATTTTGCAACAAGTGGAGGTATAGGATTTCAATATAGTGGTTCAGCAACTGGTTCATCAGCACCTACAAGTTCACTTAACAGAAGCATGTACCAAGCTATAAGTGGTGGAGCAAGTTTCTCAATCAATAGTCAAGAAACTATAACATCAGATTATATCTTTGTAAGACCTAGAAGTGCTGAATACAACTACTCAGAAAATCCATCATATATTTCAGGTTCAACTGGTGAGGTAATATATCCTTATTTCATTAATAATCCACAAACATATATTACTACAATTGGATTATATAATGATACAAGTGAATTACTAGCTGTAGCTAAACTATCTAGACCATTACTTAAAAATTTCACAAAAGAAGCACTTGTAAGGATTAAGCTTGATTTTTAGAGAATGATAGCATTTAAACAACTCTTAGCATCTGATGTCATAGTGACACCATTCGAAGTAAACAAATTGTTTACTTTTAGTGGTTCTGGTATGATTGCTCCTACTGTTGGTATAGATAGATTTTTGGGTAAGAATATAAATTCAAGACCCTTTATATCTGGTTCAAACCCAACAACAGGATACATATCAACCCAAGATCAAGAGTTAGTATATGATTCAATACAACAATTATATTATAGTAATTATTTAAGTTCTAGTTATGGTGATAATGTAAATACATCAAGTATAATCCCTGGAGTAAATACAGGTAGTAATGTATTAGTAGGTACAACTCCATCCCCAGGAATGTACGATACTTACAATCAAACCACGTTAACATTTGCTAAATCATTCCCAACTGGATCTAATCAATTTGTTGGAGTAATATCAGTTCCATCTCGATTATTTGGAGATTATATATTACCAAACTCATTTAGATATTCGTTTGTATCAGGTAGTACTTACACACTTACAGATGATGGTGAAGGTAATTTAAAATTAGGTAAGAGTGCTATAGTAGGGAATATATTTTACCCACATGGTATGATTATTATAACAGATCAAAGTTTAGCATCTGGTTCAATTGTTTCATCAAATGTAACATGTTCATTTTCTTCTTCTTACATGATATATGAAACGCAATATAAATGTACATTTAGAGAAAATGAATTTAACTACACATTAAACCCAACACTCCAATACGACACAAGCGGTTCAGTATATTCTTACACAACAAGTTCACAATGGGCTCCTTATGTATCAACTGTTGGTTTATATGATGAAGCTCAAAACTTATTAGCTGTAGGTAAATTATCTCAACCATTACCAACCAGTGCTACAACAGACACAACAATACTAATAAATTTAGACATGTAATATGGTTCAAATAGAAAAATGTACCTATGTTGAAGATCTCATAAACAATCCAGATTTCAACACAGACGAGTACTACGGTTATGTTTACCTAACAACCAATTTAGAAACAAATCGCCAATATATAGGTAAAAAAATATTTAAACACACCCAAAACAAAAAATTAGGTAAAAAAGAATTAGCTGCTTTACCTACTCAACGTGGTCGTGTTCCCTCTAAAAAGAAAATAGTTAAAGAATCTGACTGGAAAACATATTATGGTTCAGCAGATGAAGTTAAACAATGGGTCAAAACAATCCCCACAGATAAACTAACTCGTGTTGTGTTACGTTTATGCAAATCATCTAAGGAACTAACATATTATGAAACTAAATACCTATTTGATAATAACGTATTATCTGATAGTGAACGTTGGGTGAATAATAATATATTAGGAAAGTTTTTCCCGAAAGACTTGGCTCCCCAAATATAGGGTATTATATTGTAGAGTATGGTAAATCAAGCTTTGGTTACAATAATAAATTCTGTTTTAGGTAGTGGTAAATCCACATCTAAGGGCAATTATGCTTATCCTTGTCCTTTTTGTAAACACCATAAACCTAAACTTGAAATTAATTTCACTGAAAATAAAGAAGGTGTTAATCCATGGCATTGCTGGTCATGTGATAAACGAGGTAAAAAACTAGCTCAATTACTTAAATTATTAGACACACCAAAGGAAAAAATAGCAGAGCTAAAATCATACCTTAAAGTTGATGTACATGATATTACACCTACTGTAACTGACAAAGTACATTTACCTAAAGAATTTAAATCATTACTAAACTCAAATAACTCAGTTATAGCTAAACATGCTATGGTTTATCTTAAAAAACGGGGTATTAGTGAGGATGATATTATAAAATATAATTTAGGGTATTGTGAATCTGGAGTTTATTCTAAACGAATAATAGTACCATCATATGATGAGAACGGAGTGTTAAATTATTTCACAGCACGTAGTTTTGAAAAAGACAATCCAATAAAATATAAAAACCCAAATTCATCTCGTAATATTATTCCGTTTGAATTTTTTATAAATTGGGATTTACCATTAGTATTATGTGAAGGGCCATTTGATGCTATAGCTATAAAACGTAATGCCATTCCATTACTTGGTAAAAATATTCAATCTAATCTTATGAAACGTATTGTTATGTCATCTGTTGAAAAGATTTACATAGCATTAGATAAAGACGCTCAAAAGAAAGCATTAGAATTTTGCCAACAACTCATGAACGAAAACAAAGAAGTATATCTAATTGATATGCAAGATAAGGATCCATCAGATATGGGATTCAAACATTTTACACACATTATACAAGATACTGAACCATTAAAATTTTCAGACTTGTTATATAAAAAACTTATGTTATGATAGAAAAAAACGTAAACGTTAATAAAAAACACGTTAAACGACTATTAGAAATTGATGACTCTTCTAAAAGAGTAACAACCC